TTCTGGCGTCTTAAAATCTTCTGCTAATATTTCAATCTCTTTTACTGGTAGTTTTTTGCGTGCCATAATTGATTTATTTACTTCTTTTCCTACAAATGTAATATTTTTATCGCTAATGTTAAAATCATGTTTAATATCAACTAAAAGACCGTCAATATCTGTTAGCTCAATAGTCCTATGTTGAATACCTTTAGCCTCTAAAACCTTTAAGTTGTTGCCATCTAAACCCCTATCATATTCACCACTCCACCCCGTCCAATTAATTTTATCAAGCGCGGACTTAGGAAACCACCGCCCAGCCCCGTAACTTTTGCCCCCGCAATCGTAATGGCTTAAAACATCGTGTTCAGTCGAATAAAAGTAAAGGTCATAAAACCCCATTACGCACGTTTCTTTGCGCTCAATAAGTTCGTAATAATACTTGATAACGTTTTCACAAATAAAGTCATCAGAACCAAGCAAAACAACCGCGTCTGGATTGTACACTTTTGCCCGTTGCATCATTAGATTGTTTTTGTTTGTTAGTGGAAAGTTTGGAACTTCGATATAGTCCACCCCTTTTACGGGCTGACCCTCACTACCCGCAACAACTATTTTAAATGGATACTTCTTTTGTAGTCGCTTGTAATAGTTCAAAACTATCTTAGTCAGCTTAGGACGTTTGTAAATTGCAATGATAAATACTAGCATAATTCAAAGATAAAAAAAAAGGGTGAACCTAAGCCCACCCCCTTTTACTATTAACCCAACTTATTAGGTAGTTGCTAAGGCAGCTTTTGCAGTTGCGAAAACACCTTTAACGAACGCTGTTCTGTCATTGTGTTTAACACTACATACAGCTCTTAACTCACCACGTATAGTTTTAAAGTTTTTAACAAAGTTATCAGCATTGTAGCCAATTTCGATTGTTAATCCTTTTTTGAAATCTAAGCGCGCTTTTGTAAAGTCACCCATTAAGAACTCCCCAGCAGTAACTAAAGTAGTTTTAACGATTGGTGTGCCATCGAATGACAATGTACCAGCAATCATTTGCAATCTCTCAATGTAACGTTTATCAGTAGAAGATACTTTTTCTACTAACAAAGAAGTAACATCGCTGGGATTCATAAAGATTGCAGTAGGTGCATCTTGTTCGGCTAATTCAATTTGATTTTGAGCTACTGCCAAAACGTCAACAACATTTGGATTATCAATAGTTCCCGCAAAAGTTCCCGCTGCAAATGCAGTAGCAACAGTTTTGATACCATTCAAGTTAGGCGTAACACCAGAACCTCCAAACACTTGGCTTTCCAATACTTTGTTAATCTCTACTGTTAATTCAGTTTCGATAGCAGTTTGCATTTGGTCAATATCTTCCAACATTTCATCAGTTGCAACGATGTAAGCAGTGATTTTTTCTACCTTTTCAGAACCTACTAATAAATCGAAATCAATTTGATTTTTAATAGCACCCTCTGCAGTAACACCAGCAGCACCTTCTTTGTTAGCTTGGTAAACCCATTCTTTTGTTTTAGAACCAATAGAACCAATAGTAATGTAGTCCATTAACTTTGGTTTTCTTACTTTAATTGAATTGATACCAGCTTCACGTTCAGCTTGTGGGATTTGTCCAGTAGTGTTACCACTTATTGACATATCACCAACAGCCTTAACTGTAAAAGATACGTTTTTCGCTTTGTCAGAACCTGTTGAAAGCAATTTGATTGCTTCTTTGTTTTGCTCTAATGTTGCTCTAATGCTTGAAATGTCGTTAGATTCGCCTTTGTTCATTGATAAGATTGCTTTTCCTTGCTCTTTTAAGATAGTTTGTAAAGCAATAAATTGCTCTTTCATTGCATCTTTTAATTCAGCTTTTAAAGCAGTTACTTCTTCTTTAGATGCTTGGTTTTTTTCAGCATCTTCAATAGCTGCTCTTAATCCAGCGTTAAACTCGTTGTAAGTGCCAGCCATTTTTTCGGCATCGGCTTTGTCCTCTTCAGATACTTTTTTGAATGTTAAGAAATCTTGAAAAGAAGATTTTGATGTAAATTTAAATTCGTTCATTTTGTTTAGTTTTTAGTTAATTAATGAGTAGATAGACGGCTTTGTACTTGTTTGAGTGCCGTTAAGCGGCTCATTTTTGCTAAAAGTGTCAACGTATTGTTTACAAAGATTATTAAAAATTTCCTTATTTTCAATATTTTTTCCTAAATAATCGAACATTTTTTGTATTTGGTCGATTGAAACAGCCCCTTTATTGTTATCAAATACACCCGTTAAAGGATTAGAACCCGCTAAAACTGCGCTAACCTCCCTCAATTTAGCCTCGGCAACAGCGAAAAAATACCCTTGCTTTTCAACCTCAGCAGCATTACCAACATTACCTATCAATCTTTTGTATAAAGCATAAGCCGCTGGGTCTGCTTGGTCATCCATAGCTAGGTCAATCTTAACATAATACATTCCAACGCTATGTTGATTTATTTCGTCTTTTTTATAACCACTATAAACAAGCTCATTCTTTTTACGTTCTATTTCCACGTCCAATAATAACGCTTGTGTATCTAATGGAGAGTTATACCCAAAGTAAAGGAATCTTCCCTCCTGTTCGTATGCTTTCATTATGTTACCGATTTGCGCAGTAACTTCGAATTTATGGTCGTGCAATAGGAATACTTTTTTAGTTTCCTCCAATGACTTTTTAAATGTATTGTTTAAGTGTACGTCACCATGGCTATCCATAAAGTTGTACGTGTTCGCTATCAAAGTACGATAAACAGCATCATCGGTGTCTAATGGTAAGTTCCGTTCAAACATTTTCTTATCAACATCCGTTTTTACAACGCTTGATAAGGCAGCGCAATCAGTGTATTTAATAGCACCTTTTTTAAGTGCTAATATTTCCTCCTTATCCCTTCTTACTTGATTTATCGCTGTTGTTCTTTCCATCTTCTTTTATTATTAATTGTTGTTCTTTAGCCTTGTTTTGCTTCATTTCTAACAGTTCTTTTAACTCCTGTAATGATTTGCCTTTAAATTCTTTCATTGTATCAATCCTATTTCTCTAAGTAGTCTATTTTTATCGTCTTCGCTCAAAGTAGCTATTAATCCATTTGCTAACAATGGCGACATACCTAACAATCTATCAATTCCGCTTATAGTTTCCTTTTCGGTATCGGCTGGTAGTCCTAGCATTTCCCTAGCCTCCTTTTTAGTAATTAAGTTCTTTTCAAGTTGTAAAAGTATCGACTGCCTTAACTGTGCTAAATCTTCTTTTAATGGCTCTATCTGTTCAATTGCTATCTTCAACCAATATTTATTCCCTGTTAGCTTATTAATCATATTAAGCATTTGCTTCTCATATTGATTAATAAATAACTTAACCTGTGGAATAACCCCATCCGTATACAAAGCCTTCATAGCTTCCTTATAGTTTGAATGTGTTCTACTTTGATAGTCATTGAATAATAACGAGGGTAAGCCATAAGTGTTACAAATTGCCCTAACATGGTTTAACCGCATTTCGATTATCTTCATGTCCCCAGCATCCATTCCAAGTTGTGTAAACTCGGTTGCCTGTTCCATTACTTCAACCTTATTAAACTTATTCGCCCCTCCTGTTAGTTTCTTAAAAACATTACGAACCGCCTCCAATGCACTATCAGTAAAACCCATTGCGCCCAATTCGCCTGTTGACTTTGGCGAAACAAAACCCGATATACCTCTATTCTCCAGCATTGTCTTTTCGGCTGTTGCCCTGTTGTTGCTTGACATTACAGTATTCCATACAGATTGTAATGGGCTTAAACCCTCCTCGCTTGTAAATGATGGGTCGTAATAAGTTAGCCTTATCAACTCATTTGGAAAATATCTATGAATAGTCGCGTTATCGTTAAAGTTATAATAAGAAGGATCGTCAAAAATCGAATGGATATAAGTACTAGGTGTTACTTTGTCGGAAGGTAATACCCATTGTTGGTCTGGCAAAAATCCTAATGATTCACTTTGTTTTAAAATATAAGCTGAACCATGCAAGAAAAGGTTAACATACAGTTGATACAATCCCTCTTCCTTACCGTATTTCTGATTCCAATTATCAAAAAAGAACTTATAAAATTCATCACTATCATTAACTACATTGTCCCCATTCATTAAGGTTATTGGACAGGTAGCGCAAAGCCTAGCAAATCGGGAAACAGTAGCGTAAACATCCTCATTCCCTAAATAACCATCCCTTACCCTTTGCGTTGGTGTTGTACGGCTGTGAGTATATCCATAAGGTAGTTTATAAAACTCCCCTGTTGTTATTATCTTATTATCTTCAAAAATATTTACCCCCATATTACAAAAGTATAAAAAAAATTAAACAACTATGATTTTTTATAACGATAGTATTTATTTACATATCTAATCGGGTCAATCGCATGGTTTTGACCGTCTATTGGTACTTCCCCTGTCCTATCAAGCCAAATGTAGTTATGTAGCTCATTTATTAAGTTAGCGCTATCAGGTGTTACAATCATTTGCCAATCCTGTAAGTGTCTTATCCCTACTACTATCTTATCCTTACCTAGCCCCAAAATATTAAACCCATCATTAGCTATCCCCCTAATCATTGTTGGGTCGGCACTATCCGCAATAATAAGGCTTTTTTTATCTGGTATGTGAGCATTTAAAACTTTTATTATCGCAGTAGGATCTAAACCCGATTTGTAAACGCATTCTTTTAAGTACAATCGTTTCGTTTTGGAATCGTGAGCGCACTTCACAAGGGTAAACGGGTCTTTAAATCCAAAGTCAATCCCGTACATAATCGGTAAGGTTTCGTCAAATTCGCCTAACTCCCAATTTTGGAATATAACCCCGTCAACCCTACCCTCTAATCCTAATCCGTAAACCCTCCACTTGTTCGCCCAATAAGCATTTATTTCGTTGCCATCTTTGTCGTAACCTTTCTCTTTGTACAGCTCTATTTCGTAAATCTCTTGCTTACTTAGAAACTCATTATCTTTGTAAGTCAGCTTTATAAAGTCGCAATCTTCACGCGGTACAACTTCATCATGAACCCAAAAACGAGCATTAGGATTAAAGTCCATTAGTACTTGCTTAGCCCTACTTGTTAACTCCCTGTACGTTTCAAAGTCTACTTTATTAGCCTCATTCAAAAATACAACATCGGATCGCAAACCTTTTCCTAAGTCGGCTTTGTCTAGCCCTAAAAACTTTATAAACGATCCATTTGGAAACCTGTAAAACGTGCCTCCCAACATCCTATCTTCGGAGTATAACCCTAAAGCCTTCATTA